ATATAATATTGCTTGTTCATCATTATTTTTGGACACAGTTTGTTCTGCAGCCACCATGAAGACCTGCACATCAGTAAACACTTTGCTCATATTAAACCTTTTTAGTTAATTCTGATTGATAAGTTCTTTGTCTTAACTCGGAAGAACTAAACCGATGGGTGCGAGAATTGTAATATGTTTTAATACCACGAGCATCACAAATCTCACGGCCTGTTAAAGGTTTATCTTTATATTCTTCACCACAAATACGAACAGTAATTGGCAAGAACATCAATAAATCTTCTAGGTCTTTTTCTGTATCATAGACAATAATTTCATCTACGAATTTTACGGCAGATAGTTGAACATATCTTTCAACTACTGATTGAACTGGTTTGTTTTTGGTGTTTGGTCGGTCGATGGTTGGGTCTGATTGTAGACCAACGATTAAGTGGTCACAAACAGATTTACATTCTGCCAACATAAGAATATGACCAGCATGTAGCAAGTCAAAGGTCGAACAAGTAAAGCCGATAGGTCGGCCAATCATATCATCAGGCAAAACTAGCATCATAATATCCTTCAAAAAATAAAAAACCACCCGAAGGTGGTTTTGTTTGTGTAACAGAAAATTATCTGTTCATCACATACATGGTTACTTCGAAACCATAACGCATTTCAACAGCAGCTGGTTTTGTCCACATGTTATTTCTCCTTAGGATAGTTAGAACATTCTAACATCCATATATTATAACACTTAGAGCAAAATGTCACTACTGAAAATCATTAATTGCAACTAATCAAAACTATTTATAGTGTAGCACCACCAACTGGTCGTGCAGCTGGGCAAGCAAGTCCGTTTTTACCTTGTTGACAAGCATCAAGCACACGAAGCACTTCAGCTGCATTTCTACCAACATAAATGCCATGAGCACCAATGTGTTGAATAACTCCATTTGGGTCAACAATGTATGTTACACGATATGGAACATTTCCTTTACAAACAATACCTAAATCATTCGCAAGCACATTACCAGAATCAGCAACCAATGTAATATCAAGGTTATCCAACTGTGGGTCTGCATTTCGCCAAGCTAATTTACAATATTCATTGTCTGGTGAAATACCAAACACTTCTGCACCAAGTTTATCAAACTCTGTTTTGTGACTATTAAAGTCCACAATTTCGGTTGGACAAACAAAAGTAAAATCTTTCGGATAAAAGAAAATTACAGACCATTTACCTTCAGGCAAAAGGTTTGTTTTACCAATCGATTTATCAGGATTCACACATTTAAAGGTGTAATCGCTTGGGAATTCTTGTTCTAATCCATAATACATTATAATCTCCTTACTCTTTCTTATTTTCTTTTAAAATAACTCTACCTTTTTCATCGAGGCTGATGGTGAGGACTGTTCCTTCTTTCCAGTTCATTTCTTCACAAAGCTCTGGTGGCAATTCAATGATTGCATCTCCGTTTTCACAGATTTCCAAAACTTTACTTTCATACCTTTTTGACATTGATGTTACACTTTTCTAAAAATTTAATACCATCTTCACTACGATAGGTGTTACGATAATATACTGAATTTATACCTGATTGGTGAATTAACTTTGCACAATCTAAACAAGGTGCATGGGTTACAAACATTGAAGCACCTTCACTTGAATTGGTTGACCTTGCTATTTTAGCAAGAGCATTTGTCTCAGCATGTAGAACTTCTGGTTTTGTTTTATGAACCATAGTATCATCAGACATTGGTACATATTCTTCACACACATTCGACCAGCCAGATGGCATGCCGTTGTAACCAATACCAATGATTGTATTGTCTTTTACTACAACACAACCAACCTGTAAACGCTTTGCTGAAGATAATTTAGAATATACTTCAGCTGCATTTATATGAGCATCGATGTATTTCTGTTTCATCGGGAATTAGTTTTTTTCTCTTTGATATTTGGTGCTGGTCTTGAAGCAGTCAATTCAGCATCAATCATCATTTTTTTGAATTGACCTGGATTTTTTCCAGGCATACTCGCCAATAATCGTTTGACTGTCTTTGAAAGTTTGAAGTTTTTATCAGGTTTCATAATGTAATCCTATCACATAGTTAATATTATAGAGGCAAATGTGGGTCTTGCGACCCACACCTGATTAAGCTACTTTCTTCTCTTGCAGAAGTTGTGGCTTAAATTCTTTCAACTCATTACCGATTTCAATCTTACGAGGTTTCTTATGTTCTGGAATAATATTTTCCAAACCAATTTTAAGAATACCATCTTTGAACTCGGCACCTTTCACCTCAATAGTATCGGCAACAGTCAATGATTTTGTGAATGACCTTGTGCCTATGCCACGGTGTAAGTAAGTTGCTTCTGTTTCTTTGTCTTGCTTTTCGCCCTTAATTGTAAGGGTGCCGTCTTGCACGGTAATTTCGATTTCATCTTTAGTGAAACCGGCCACAGCCAATTCAACAACATAACGAGATTCGTCAAGTTTTAGAATATTGTGTGGTGGGAATGAAGTGGTTGCTTTTTGAATGTCGGAACTCAAAAGCCTTTCTACATCATCAAAAAATCTCTCAAAGCCTAGCGTTGTGTGGGCAAGTGGCCCAAATGAAATACGACCTAATGTCATATAATCTCCTTTATTAAGCGAGTTACAAAAATGCGACCCCTAAGGCATCGCACCTTTATTTATATCAGTTTTTAGTATTCTTGTGGTTTTTTGCCTATGTTATATTTTGCAATTAAATCCCACTCATCTTTTTCTTTAAACGAAATGATTTTAATCTGATGAAGTGGTGCTATATTGTCTTCTAAAATCTTAGGGTTCAATATCTTTACTAGACCCCATTCTTCCAATAACTTAGCAATTGCGTTTCTACGCTGAATATCATTCTCTGAAATGTTAGATGGTTTTCCGTCTAATGCAAATAGTTCCTTGAAATGAACCACATAATAACGACCTTGTTTGTGTAAAATGTGGCATGACTGATAAAGAACTTTCTCTTTGCGAGAAGACACACCAATTCGGGTAAGTGTTTCTCTTACCTTCAAAAAGTCGTCCTGTTCGTTGAATTTCACTTCAACAAACTGTGTCAAATCTACCATGTTACTTCCTCAATCCACCGATATTGGTTTGTTCTTTTAATTGTTGGATTTGTTCTTTGCTTAGTAAACGGAATGCCTCACGGGCTTTTGAATCGGAGAAACCATAGAATTGCTTTATACATTCTAAATCGTCACTTTTCTCAGATTTTATCCACTTCGCAAACGGCCTTTTCTGTGACCGCACGGTATTTAGTAAAAAGTCAAATTGCAACTTTTTATCTAGGAAATGACGCTGGTTCATTTCATTTGCATACATTAAACAATCTTTATGATAGGATAGAGACCTATTCACCAAAAATGGTGCATAATCCTTCTCTGTAATTTCATCTACAATAAGTTGTTTTTTATTCTGTAATATAGCATTTACATAGTCAAATGGATTACTCATAATTAATAAACTTTCTCACCATTGTTAGTTACCCATTTAATACTGAAACCTACATGAGATATATCATTTGAACTTAAATCTAGTTGCCTCTCTGCTTCTTTTGCAACCGTTTCAGGTTCTAATTCATAGATTTCTAAAACATTTAATGGGAATTCTTTTTCAAAAACTGCACAATATATTTTACTATTTCTAGTTATTCTTTGCAAAGACTTTTCACGCTTATCAACCGGACTTTTAAACATACGGTCAAACTGAAAAGAGCCTTTTTCAAAACAACTTAGGTATTCATAACAGATACTAGAATCTTGCATATCATAGGCATCTGGTTCATGTTTAGTTTTATGCACCTGATGACCTAAGATATTTGCTACAATCATTTCTTTGATAAAGCCAGGTTGAAGTATATTATTATATCCACTTTTCTTGGCAATATCTTGAGCTTCTACTATAAGAGATACAATTCTTTCAACATCACTCATAACACCTCTTTGATAAAATCATTATACTTTATAACTTTAACTTTTGGTGTATTCATTAAATCTCTATATTCTGGAGACAGATAATAATCTAATAATGTCCATGCTTCACCAGAACAAACAATATAAGCCTTTTCATAACCATATCTATCACAAGCCGTTTGTAACATCAACTGTTCATATGGTATCTTTTCTTCAGCGGTGCCTCCGGTGTTTTGGAGTTTAGCAGATATCAAAACCTTAATGTCATCAACACACACATCAATGATATGTTTACTGCCTGTTGGTTTATCACCAATGTATTTTTGTGGCGTAACATACTCAAACTGCTCTTTCATCATCGTGGTCAGATGGTCTTCAAAAACTTTAAAGTTCTCAAACGGATTATATGGTATCTCTTCACCCCAAAGATTTAAACTCATAACATCCTTATTAGTCCAATTGTATCGATTGTTGTTAATAACATGTAGTTAGCCAACATACCGAATGATTTCCTAGTATAAGCAGCCCAAGCATACATAGCACAACCACAAATCCAAATAGGATAAAGTATAATAAGTGGAGGATTTGGGACGGTAAGTGCCATAGTAATGCTACAACCAATACTGATAGCCCAAGCAACGAGTTCAACCAAAAAACGAAACTTGTGAGATTTCCAATCATCTTTAATCCATTCTATTGTTGGCTGAAAAAAT